TACATTCTTGCCGTATAGACCACGATAGTTGTGGTACGCTGTAAGCCAACGCTGCTCATCTAGATCGCGTGAGGACTTAGCAGAAACATAGCGATCAGTAATTAGACCTACTAGGTTATTGCGTAGATTCTCTTCTAAGGTCAGTTCAAGGCCATCTTCGCCTTCAACGTCTCCGAAGTAAATTCCATTAGCTGTTAAAGTATTTTCTGCCATAAATATACCGTTTATAAAGGTTTAGAGAAGCCCATGCTTACACCAAAAACACCTTGAGCGTCTTTATTTAAACCAAATTGTAAGTTTGTTCCACCTTTAGTTTGCTTATGGTAAGAAGCACTAGTCTTGTATTTATTTTTTTGAGCAGTTACAGAAGAGTTATTAGGTAATTGTTTTTGTAAACTATAGTTAGTACTTTTGCCACTTGAGCTATCAACACCTCTACTTGCAGAAGCTTTAAAACCTTTAGTATTTACACTTGCGGTAGCAGAAGAAGTTCTTTGATTTTGATTACCAACAGCACTACCTTCTACTGAGAAAATACCTTTTGAGTAAGAAGTATGCAATCCGCCATTATTATACTTAGTTCTTTTCATTTTAGTATCCAAACTCCGAATCAACGGGTGTATATGCCTGTTCCATTCTTAGATTTCTAAACTGACTAAAGATGTCATTGACTTTAGGCCGTGACATAATTAAGTAGCGTAACGCATCATAAGCGTGGTCAGGTGCATTTGTATTAACATCTTCTGGGTTAGTTTTATCCAGAGGAAGACTTTGGAGTTCACGTATCAAGTTAGGACAGCTATTAAATATCTGTATCTTAGGTCTGCCACTTGGTTGCACTCTCAAGTATTCGTGGATTTGTATCTTACCCTGTATTCTGTTTTTATCTGCTCTACGTAATTTATGCCCTGCTCGTTGAAGTGTCTCTCCAACTGTAGGGCCTGTAGTACCTGTTCTGTTCCATGCCGCTGTATCAAGTACTCCCGACACAGAGTAGGGGTCTGGTAGCTCCATGTTCGTAATCATCTGAGCTAAATCAACACCTGTTAGTCCTTTCCGATAAAGTTCCCTATATATAATAAGTGTACCATCAGAGGGATCAACAGTGCCCCAAACACAAGCAGATTCTGAAGCGTATCCGTAGTCAATTCCTTTCACCCTTTCCCAGCCTACTGGGATTTCAAATGGTGTTATAACATGCTCCATTACATCAAACTCTGTAAAGGCAGCACCTTCTGTAACATCCCAGTTACCTTCTAGAAGCTGCTTACGCTGTACCGCTGGTAGAGCTTTAAGCATCTGCTCATACCTACCATCTGTAGACAGGTATGGGTTATCTTCTAGACGGGCTGGTATGAAACGTCGTGTCAAACCATCGTGGCCTGTAAAGCTCTCATTAGGCTCTGATGGGTTCACATAACGCTTCTTTACCCATGTTGCACCAGCACCACCGGGGTTAGCTGTACAACGCATGTACGGCGTAATCTCAGGGTCTGTAGTACGCAGTCGTGATGCTAGGTAGTTCCAAGAAAACTCTGTTGATAGGTGAGTAATCTCATCGAAACCAATCCAACTATAAGCTTGTCCCTGATAGCGATAGACATCTGCATCTCTTTCAAGGAAGCCAAACTCTAGTTTAGCACCACTAGGGAATGTCCAGATCTTTTCAACTTCTCTGAACTTACATCCCGGAAAAGCCTTTGGGTATAACTCCCTAGACTTATCTATAAGCTCCCTCAGTTCAGGCATGGAGCGTCTTAACACTAACGCCCTGTGAGCACTCCTGTGGGCGAATCTGAGGGGATCTACGAGCATAGCATAGGACTTACCACCCCCTGCTGCGCCACCATACAATACGTCCGTCTCTGGAGCCGCTAAGAAGTCTGTCTGCGGCCCATCATTAGGCTTAAAGATAATATTTTCAAGAGCTTCTTCTTTTACTTTCTTAGGAAGATGTGCTATATTATCTTCTGTAAGTACCTTACCTTCTTTAGATATTTCTGTATTATCTAATTTAGCTAAAGTGGATCGTGAGGCCCTTAATGTATTCTTTTGACTTTTTAACTTTGCTTCAGCTTTAGCAATAAGTTTTTCTTTTTCTCTTACTGCTTTATTAGCTTTCATACGAGCCTGTGTAGCCCTGCTGTAGTTATAGCCTCTAGACTTACTACCTTTCTTACGTCCTCCACGTTTCTTTGGAGTACCATCTACTTTTAAGACAAAGTTACCTTCTTCATCTTTTAAGTAGTCATCTGGATTAACTTCCCAATCTTTCATGTATAATCTTGTTTAATCCTTGATGACTGAGCTTACGTCCAGTCTTGTACTCTAGCCAAGCAGCCCCTTCTCGTAAGCTTAAGGTCTTTTGCCTGACTAAATCAGCTATTTCATTTAAAGCGGATAGTTGTTCTGGAACTTCCTCAAGTATTTTAGAGTCTGTTTCAGATTCAACATATCCAAATGGAATAGAACTACTACGCTTCGGGATGCTCAATTATCACCTCTTCTTTTGCAGGTAATATAAAAACACCACCTTGTACAGTGTGACTAACATCTAACCTATCAGATTTACCTAGTCCAATTCGATCTAATATTGTTTGTGCTGCTTGAAGTCGAATATTGGCTTGAGGAACTGGTTGGTCAGAGTTCATCACCTCAGTTAGTTTTATTGCAGCTTGAGGAGCAGATTGCGCTAGGATATTTGACGCTAGGTCTATTATTTCATTCTTGAGTGACTTGGTAACCTGCCAATGATTCCCAGAATAACCTGCAAGTTCGGCTGCTTTCTTTGGATCACCTCCTACTTCTACAAGATGGCCTAGAAAACTTTTCTGTTTTTCTGTAAGTTCTTTTTTATTATCCATACAAGTAGTATAGGGCTAGGTATAGCATCTGTCAAGTCTTTTTTTATTTTTTTTAAAAGACTTGACAAATGCTCATCCTGACCCTATACTATTATTAAGCCCACCGGGGCTGCATATAGATATACAAGTATAACTTTAAAGCCCTGCATAATCACTTTTAAGCACTCCAGTGTTCCCGCCCCAAGACCTCCAGAGTCTAGTTGACACTCTAAAGTTCTGTAAAATGTTTGAGATTGTGTATATATATACGGGTGGGGGTATGGGCACCTGCCCGCCCCTCAGTAATACTCTAAAGTATTCTTAAATCCTATTAAGTCTATCCCCGCGTTAAAGAATTACTAAAGAATACTCCAGAGTATCTCCATAGTTTATGGTTGACAGCCTCCAGAGGACTGTGAAGTGACGTTAAAGTAATAATAAACTCCAAAGAACTCCTAAGTTTTTCAACGCGTTACGTAGTTTTACCTGCCGACAAACAAACCTCCAGCCAGTTCATCCCTAGTATCCCTAAGGATACTCCTCAGTAAACTCCCCAGATCTCCAAAACCTCCCGAAAATCAAGGCCGATTTGGGCCGTCTGGCTTTTTCATGTGTTTCCACGCGGAGCCTTCGGCTCTTCACGCAGGAGAAATCGCGCAGGAAAAGGGGTTGCAATTTTTTTCGGTGGGGTCTAGCTTTGAAAGGGCTGGCGGCGAGGCCAGCTTTGTTCTTCAAAAAATAAGATCAGGAGATCTATTATGCAAAATTTCGCAAACATCGACGCAAATCGTCCCGCTACGTTCAAGCAGTTTGAATTCGCAGTGTATAAACTCACCCAAGGTCTGGCGAAGACTCGCAAGATCAGTGAGAAGAAAGCGGGTAAGTTAAACCCTGCGTTTAAGATTCTTAAGGCCCGAACGTCAGCAGCCTGTGCGAAATACTACGGCGATCAGGATAAGCGTATGAGCCACGGCGATGCTCAGAAGTTTATCACTACCGGCGAACTTCCGAAGGAAATCGCTGTCTTAGTTAAAACTGGCGACGATAAGCCGAAGGCTTCACCCAAGCCAAAAGCTCAAGCAAAGCCAAAGGCTTCCAAGAAAACTGCGGAGCAGTTGGAAATTGAGAGGCTCAAGGAAGAAATTAATTCTTTACTTACTAAAGGTAGACTAATGACAAACGAGGAAATGGCTGAAAGTGACGCCAAGGCTCAGGCTAAGAAACCTTCCGCCAAAGAAGCCGCTGCCGCAATCGCTGCGATGCGTAAGTAAAACTATAACGCCCCCTTCGGGGGGCTTTTCAGGAGTTTTAATGAAGTTTATTATTTTTTTAACTTTTATTGTTTTTTTTACTTGGGCGGCCCTGCTGTCCCCAGTGTTAATTAAACTCGCTGCTCACGTTTAAGGATATATTATGTCAGTATTTCAGAAATTTTCAGGTTTAACTAGCGACGAAAGAGAACTAGTAGTATTCGATGAGGCTTTTTGGGAAATACAATCCCAGTTAAGAAGAACTGAGAGACGGCCCGAAGCCTTGGAAGCAATTAAAGATTTACTAAATAGTAAAACTTTTAAGAATTGTTCTTCTCAAATTAGTGAGTTTGATCTAGCTCAGGCAATACTGCTTGTAGTTAATCGGATTGAAGCTAAAGAGGATTAATTATGTAAACTTAACGACAATTTAATACTATTAAAAAAAATTAATCATTCGTATGATTAAGTGCTGCAACCGCTGGCTAGTCTTTACTTAGAAGAAAAAAGAAACTTGAGCGGTTCCACAAATAATTAAACTTAAGGGCGCTTCGGTGCCCTTTCGTCGTTATAGGATACCTCAGAGCGATTCTGAGACGTTCTAAGGAATACTAAGGGGATTGCCCTAGTGTTAGACTAAAACGGCTTAGGAGTGAATTCTGGGCCTCTCAGGAGTATATATTTGCAGTGTTCAATGTGTAGGGCTAGTAAACCTAGTGGTCTGCTAGTAAAAGTAAAAGATAAACTCATATGTGTGACATGTGCGCTCAGGCACAGACGCATGTTACTGGCTTGACAGGTCGGTGGATATGTGTTTTGCTAGGGGTGGATAGTTGAAAAGTAATTTAACTAGGAGTGTATAGTGACTTACAAACAGTTGAAAATATGGCTTGACAGCCTTGATGCGGATGAACTGTCAAGAGATGTAGCAATTGAATTTAATAAGGAATACTATTCGGTTGTTAAGTATCCATCGTTTGTTGATGGTGAGGAATGTGATTTGTTTGATGCGGGACAATTAGTTTTGAGGCTTGATACCCATGAGTAATTTAATAACGTCAGAGTCTTTAGAACTTTTAAGATCTAATAAGACATATTATATGTCTACTAAACAACCTCTTATGGGGTTTAATAGTTCTGTAAAGATCTCTAAAGGTCTTAAAAGATTTGATTATACCACAGGAATTCTGTACTTGCAACCCTCAAATGCAGTTTCAGTTAGAACTTTGTGCCCTTGGGCTAAACCTGCTGGTTGTGAGGATGATTGTTTAGGTAAAAAGTCTGGTCGTTTGCAGATGTTACTGTCGCAAAATGCAATGACCCGTCGAACAATCCAGTATGTACTTGATCCTGATGGTGTTAAAGATAGATTACGAAGTGAAATACTCAAGAACGAAACAGATAATTACTGTATCCGACTCAATGGTACTAGCGATGAAGACTGGTCAGATCTTATTTCATCACTTCCAAACATCCAGTTCTATGATTACACTAAGGTATTCCATAGGGTTGAAAGAAACACTTTGAGTAATTATCACTTGACATACTCAGCATCATTTCTAAATCAAAAGTTAATCAATAAAACTAAGGAGGCCGTTGCAAAAGGATTTAATGTAGCACTACCCTTGAATACTAAAGAGTGTAAGGGTGAGTTTAAGAGACCCACTGAGGCTGTAATCAATAATGAAATCAAGCAGTTAGATGACTTTGATTACACAGACTTAAGGTTTCTTGACAAGGACGGTAGCGTAGGTACATTACTTAGAAAGGGTTCAAAGATTACTGATCGGCTGGCTGAGATGAGCAAGCCAAGTTTCTTTGGGAATCCTTCTACGCTTGCGTTACTGGCTTGACAGACCTTGGCGGGGCTGCTAAGGTGGCTCCGTCATCACGACAAAGTAATTTAATTTTCAGGAGTTCGCATGAACACAGTAGTTTCTTTTTTCGACAAAACTTCCTCAGATGTAAACAATCTTCGTGACGCTGGTTATGGTGAGGCAGACTTTCAAGTATCTTCTACGCCAGTATTATACAAGGCGGAAGGCTTGGGTAACTTTGGAAATATAAATAAACTTGAAGGTAAGCATGTATATTACCGCGAAGATACCGGCGATGCTTTGGCGATCCACGGTGAGCGATACAAGCCAGTATCACATACCCGAATGATTGATACCGCTCGTAATGTATTGGAGCGTAGTAATCTAAACCTTCGAGACATCAAGGAAAACATTCAAGTCGGTGACGGTGGCGCAGTTTGTTTTATTAGACATCAGCTGCCCAATCATGAGATTGTAACTCCTGATGGCGACACTGCGATTCTTGAGATGTTACACATCAATTCGTTTAATTCAGTGTGGCCTTATCAGGCTACTGTCGGTGCCATGCAGAATGCTTGTACTAATCATCAAGTATTCCTTGGGCAGACCGCTGGAATCTACAAGGCTCGACACACTAACAAGCTCAGTGTAGATCATGGCGCTAGTCAAATGAATAAGATAATGGATGTCCTTGATACTCAGAATGAGATCTGGGCTGAGTGGTCTAAAATATCAGTGGGTCGCAAGGAAGCCTTCAGTTACATTGCAGAGGCGACAGGCTCTAAGTTTGCACTTGGTAAACTAAAAGAGGGTGAGGATACTTATTCAATTATGACTATGCCAACAGCGTACAATAATTCTTCTTTGATGTATGCTTGGACTCAGTACAATGAGCGATACAAGCGAGCAATGGGTGGAACTTACTGGGCTGTTTACAATGCTTTGACTGATTGGTCAAGCCATCATGTAGGTACTCGTAAGAATACGATTGACATTCCAGTTGCTCAAGTCAAGAAATCTGAGAAGGTTCAACAGGTAATTACAAAGTTCCCACTAGCGGCATAGGCTCTCCTGACACCCTGAGCATGGTGAAAAAACTGCTCACTTAATATAACTCCGGGTAATGGAAGATTGAATATGGATAGTAGGATTGAAAGTTTGTTTGGTATTACTGAAGACGGTTACCGTGATTTTCGGTTTAATCTTAATGAGTCTAGTGTACATACTGCTCTAGGTGATGATGATTTACATGTTCTTTATTTTGATTCTGATGATGGTTGTGCTTTATTCTCTACCCCTTGTGAGATCTTTGAGGAGTCTGGAATTAAATTTCAATTAATTGATTGTAATTACTGCGACATCGCCCTTTCGGATCTACAGTTTATTTATAAAATTTTCAAATCTTTTTCTGCGGAGAGCACTGATGTCCACTAAAAAAATTCTTGTCGAAGTAGCTCTTACAGTTGAAGAAAATGTTGACTCTGAAGATGTAGTTTGTTGCTGTGACTACTCATTTACAGATTATGACAACAGGATAATCTCTACTGAAATTAGAGGCTATACTGAAGTTTTTCCTAATGGTCAGATTACTGAGGATGTTTGATGAAAACTAGAATCCATGTTAATCAACATAACATTAAGGCTAACGCCAAAGGTGCTGAGTTACCAGTGATTACTGTCAAGGACTACAAACAAAATAGAAAAGCTAATCATGCTGCTGTTGTAGACTCTGAAGGTAAGCCACTGGTAAGTGTCTACTACTGCCCTGATAACCCATTGCCGTGTGGCGCTAAGGTTTGGATTGAAACTGAGTTGGAGGTTGTGACTGTTGGATAAAATAGATTTGTTTGTAGATCACTTTTTAATTTACTCTGAGAGTCGTGAGGCTATCATACTTAATGGTAAAAGGGAGCAGTTTAAAAGTAACT